TTTATTGGTAAATGGTATTATATTTTGTATATTTATAAAAAGATTACAATGGAAGAAAACAAAGAAAAAACTAAAAAGGGAAACGCACAAATAATATTGATGGTGTTTACATTTTTTATTATACTACCAATTCCAGTAGTAATGTACATGAAATGGTGGAGTTTAATTTATAATCTATTTTTTTAATGATCGAGAAAGTAAAAATATCAGAAGTAAAACCTAATGAAGATAATCCACGCTTTATAAGTGATGATAAATTCAAAAAATTGGTTAAGTCAATTAAAGAATTTCCTAAAATGTTGGAGATTCGACCAATAGTTGTTAATGAAGAAATGATTGTTCTGGGCGGTAATATGAGATTGAAAGCCTGTAAAGAAGCAGGACTGAAACACGTTCACATTATTAAGGCTGAAAACCTAACAAAAGAACAACAGAGAGAATTTATTGTAAAAGATAATGTTGGCTTTGGTGAATGGGATTGGGACGTATTAGGGGCTGAATGGCAAACAGAACAACTTACTGAATGGGGTTTAGATCTTCCAGAGTTTGACGAATTAGAAGAAAAGGTTGATGATGAATCATACACCAAAAATATTGAAGCTCCGAATTACGAGCCTAAAAACGAAAAGCCAAAGGTGGCCCAATTGTTTGATCCTAACAAAGCACTTGAATTAATAGAAGAAATCGAAAGTTCAACAGCGACCAAAGAAGAAAAAGCATTTCTGATCTCATGCGCTCAAAGGCATTTAGTATTCAACTATAAAAACATAGCAGACTATTACGCACATTCAAATAAAGAAGTCCAGGAGCTAATGGAAAAAAGCGCATTGGTTATTATTGATTTTGATAAAGCGATAGAAAATGGCTATATTGAATTGTCTGAAGGAATCAAAAAACTTTATCAAGAAGATTATGGCCAAGAAGAAGAATGATTTTGCAATATTCATATTAACACATGGACGACCAGATAACGTTATTACGTATAAAAGTCTTATGCGCTATGGTTATACTGGAAAAATCTATATCGTTATAGATAACGAAGATAAAACGGCTGACGAGTATTACAAAAACTTTGGAGACAAGGTTATAATGTTTGACAAAAAAGAAGTAGCAAAAACATTTGATGAAGCTGATAATTTTGATGATAGACGTGCAATCGTGTACGCAAGAAACGCTTGTTTTGATATAGCAAAGGATTTAGGAATAACGTACTTCATGCAATTAGATGATGATTATACATCTTTTTTATATAGGATGAATGAACATGGAAGGATTCCAGACAGAGGGTATGCCATGAAATCCAAAATAAACGAACTAATCGAATTACTTCTAAATTATTATAAATCTATTCCGGCACATAGTTTTGCTATCGCACAAGGTGGTGACTTTATCGGGGGTGAAGGTAATTCATTCTACAATTACAAACTAAGGCGTAAGTGTATGAATACGTTTATATGTAGTACAGAAAGACCTTTTAAATTCGTTGGAAGAATTAATGAAGACGTTAACACATACACGAATAAGGCTAGTATGGGGCAATTGTTCCTAACTACTCCAATGGTATCTATTGACCAGAAACAAACCCAAAGTAATGAGGGTGGAATGACTGATATTTATATGGACAAAGGAACTTATATCAAAAGTTTTTATTCCGTTATATTCAGTCCTTCAAGTGTAAAGATTGGATTAATGGGAAACAAAAACATGAGGTTGCACCATAAAGTAAAATGGGATAATACATTGCCTGTAATACTTAACGAATCATTCAAAAAGAAATAAATGGACCTATGGCAAAGCTGAACAAAACCGAACAACATAAAAAGGCAGTATTAATTGCCCTCGAAAAATCACTTGGAGTTGTAACGACTGCGTGTAGATCTGCAGGTGTTGGTCGAACTCAGTTTTATACTTGGCTTGATGAAGATGAAGATTTTAAAAAAGCAGTTGAAGATGTAGAAAACATTGCAATTGATTTTGCAGAAAGCCAACTACACAAGCAAATAAAAGGTGGAAATTCAACTTCGACTATTTTCTTTTTAAAAACCAAAGGCAAAAAGCGTGGTTATATCGAGCGTACCGAATCAGTAAACGAAAACAATAATAATAATACCGTAAACATAGTTAGTCTAGGAGAAGGAAAAAAACCAGAAAAGGACTAAATGAAACTACTACCGAAACAAGAAAATGCGGTTTACTATCTAAAGGATGAAGAAACAAACGAACTCATTTATGGTGGTGCTGCAGGAGGTGGAAAATCTGCCCTTGGTTGTTTGTGGTTAATTGAGAACTGCCAAAAGTACCCAGGTTCACGTTGGCTTATGGGTAGATCCAAACTAAAAACCCTCAGAGAAACAACCCTAAAAACATTTTTTGAATTAGCTACAAGGTTAAACATTACAGACCAATATACATACAATGCTAGTGATTACACTATTAAATGGGATAACGGAAGTGAAATTGTATTAAAAGATTTATTTTTCTATCCTTCTGATCCTAATTTTGATAGTTTAGGATCTCTTGAAATTACTGGAGCATTTATTGATGAGTGCAACCAGTTAGTTTATAAGGCATGGCAAATTGTAAAGTCAAGGATTAGGTACAAATTAGGTGAATTTAATCTCATACCTAAATTATTAGGGACCTGCAACCCTGCAAAGAACTGGACATATAAAGAATTCTATGTAAAAGACAAGAAAAATGAACTGAAACAGTATAGGAAATTCATACAAGCATTGCCAACTGACAACCCTCATTTAGACCCTTCATATTTAGAATCACTTCTTCAGCTAGATAAAAACAGTAAACAACGTTTATACTTCGGGAATTGGGAATATGACGATGATCCATCAACTATAATAAGTTATGATGCAATTGTAAGCTATTGGAATGGAAATCATATCGAACCAGGTCAAGATTCTTATTTAACAATAGATGTTGCCCGTAAAGGAAAAGATAAAACCGTATTTAGAATTTGGAAAGGTTGGGTTTGTGTAGAACGTAGGGCGTACCCTATTACATTAATTACTGATATTGTAGAGAAAGCCAAAGAATTTCAAGTTAAATACAAGATTCCAAACAATAGGACCATTGCAGATGAAGATGGTGTTGGTGGTGGTGTAGTTGATTTCTTATACTGTGAAGGATTCGTAAATAATAGTAAAGCTCTAATGGGTGAGAACTATGCCAATTTAAAAAGCCAATGCAGTATTTTAATGGCAAAGAAGATTAACCGCCTGGAAGTTGTAGAACTTTGCCAAGATGGTGACGTTATGGATCTAGTCTCAGAAGAAATGGAGCAGGTAAAACATAAAGATATTGACAAAGATGGACGTTTGGGAATTATCGGAAAGGATAAAATCAAAGAATTAATTGGCCGTTCTCCAGATGATTGGGACACTATTATGATGCGTTACTGGTTTGAATTAACCCCAGAAGAATGGGTTGAATAAAAAAATAATTCAAAAAAAACCATTTAATAAATAAATTCAATTATATTTACACCATGAAATTAACACAACGACATATACAACATTCACCCCTTCAGCTAATTTGTTTTAGTAGGATGCTTTTTTGATGTATATTTAGTTTTTATATAAAGAATTTGTGAGCTACTTTTAATTAAGTGGCTTTTTTTATGCCCGTATGGTAAATTGGTAAAGCGGTCTGACTTAGAATCAGAAAATTTGTAGGTTCGAATCCTGCTACGGGTACAATATTTTCTGTTCGTCTAATGGCAGGACGTTCGGTTTTGAGCCGAAAGATGGAGGTTCGAATCCTTCACGGAAAACATAAGGGCAGTTAGTTTAATTGGAAGAACATAACTCTACGAAAGTTAAGATGTAGGTTCGAGACCTATACAGCCCTCTGTGTTGTTAGCTTATTTGGTTAAAGTGTCAGACTGTGAATCTGAAGAACAGGGTTCGATTCCCGACAACACCCAAATATAAATATAGGTGCGATCCATTGGTGCGGTTACTCGGTTTGGAACTGAGGTTATTGTGGGTTCGAAACCCACCACTTATACAATTTAGATACCTGTCATTAATTTGATAGGTATTTTTTTTTATATTTATTTCAATTTGTTGTTATTAATTAAATAATTTAGTTTATATTTGTATCGTGAAACAATTAGTAAATTAAAATTATGAACTCAGCAACTATAACAAAAACATTAAATAATTTAGCTACTCAGCCAAAAAATTATTCTTTAGGATTTAGACGTATAACCGTACTACCTAAAAGAGTTAGAACAGCAATAAATTTAGCTTGTATCTTGAACGGTGAAACAAATAACAATTCAATGATAGATTTTTTAAATGGGTTAAATGAAACTGAATATATTAATTGGCTTAAAGATAAATAATAATAATCTTGGTCACTGATCCAGACCAATACATCTAATACATAACAACTTTTCATAGGGTTCAATGTAGGGTTACTAGGGGTGTGCAAACGAGCAACCCCTTTTTATAAAA